GAGAATGGCTATGATGAAGACCTACTGTATTGGGTGGTTGGCGCAGACTTTGAGGACGCCAGAAAAGAGCTAGAATACATTCATGAGTGGCTTGACGAGATGGGGTTAGTGGATAACTCTAAGACATCTATCTCGACGCACAAAGACCAGAAGTGTATTCTTACTACGACGATAGGAGCAGTATTTGAAACAGTATCTGGGTATGACCCAAAGAAGATTGGACGAGAACAGCCTCAAGGTATTATTGGGTGCGAAATCAGTAGATGGCCCAAGGAAGTTTGGGATAGGTGTTACGGACGTCTTGCAAGACGCTATCACCGAGGCTCTTGGGGGTTTTTCTCAGGGTCGTTTGAAACGTCTGAAGGATGGTTTCCAGAAATGTGGGAAGTGGGACAATCTGGCAACGAGCTTGATGTCACTAGTTACTCGCTCCCGGCTTGGGCTAACTTATCTATCTACCCCGGCGGAGAGAGCGACGCCGCTCTAGACCAGTTAAGGGCTCAAACAACTGAACCAAGATTTATGGCACGGTATGGCGGTAGGCCGCATCCACCCATAGACAGTGTGTTCCCAGAGTTTAAGCATGTAATACATGTTGACCCCAAGGTAGAATTTGACCCAATGGAGTCAACCTACATATTTATAGACCCCGGCGATTTAGTATATGCCTGTGAGTTTATACAGTTTAAGGATGATGAGGTTTGGGTAGTAGATGAATTATATGTGTCTCATTGGACACATGAGCAAGTAATGCAGGGCGTACAGTTGAAGCCTGCATGGAATAATATTAAAGATGGGGTAATGGACATTGCAGGTACACAACATCATATGGGATTGGGCAGTGCGTTTGAAGCGTGGCATCGGGACACAGGTCTCCAGATGCACGTTAACAAATGGCCCATCGACGCCGAGCTTGAACGCTTGCGTTCGGTACTCTCTATTAACCCTAACACTGGTCGGCCTCGCTTGCGTATTAGTCCCAAGTGTCAAGGGCTCATTGCGGAAATGGGCGGAGGTACAGCGCCAGTAGGCGGTATAGGGCGCTGGAGAATAAAGAATGGAAAGCCAGAACCTCGCAATGACCATGCGTGTAAAGCGTTGTCTTATGGATTACTTGAGAAGTTTGGTACGACAAGAATTGATGATAGAGCCGTAGTGGTAAGTAATAGCTATCTCAAGCCCGGTGACAATAATAGTGTCTATGATAGCATACTATGGCAAGACCGTAAAGGAGTTAATCCGTGGCAACCGAAATAGACGACTTAGTATCGGCAAACGAACATTACTATAGCCAAGCCCATCATCAAATGACGGATGCGGATAATCTATATAACCAAGATTTTCTCTTGAGTATAGACCTGCCCGAAAACATTACCGTACACAAATCATCTAAGGCAACTCAAATTGTTGACAACCTTAGAGACCAGATACGAGTCGATGAGCCTGTAGTAATATACCGAGAGCGTGGGCCGAAGCAGAAAGACCAAGAGCATAAAGCCCTGATGGAGATGTGGGGGCAGAATATTCTGAGCCAAATATCTCAATCTGGCATGATTGACCCACTAGGCCAAGCACCACATGACTTAATACTTCGTGGGGCGGCTTGCGTAAAGTTGATGGTTAGAGAAGATAGTTTAGAAGATAAGCCAGCTAAGATAAGTAAGAAGGCGTGGGAGGCAGAAATGTCCCATAAGCCCCACTTCATTGTCAAGCCGGTAGACCCCCTAAACTGCTACCCTTCACCATCTAATGAACTTACATATATGATAGAACGCCAGACCCGGCGAGTAATTGATATCCGAGAATCATACCCACATTGGACTGACCCGAAGGCTAAGAAGCTAAGCAAGAGCCTAGCCGACAATCCTTTACGAGAAGTTAGCTGGGTAGAGTATTGGACTAGAGAAGATTACGTTGTCGAGGTTGATGGCGACAGAATTATTGACAAACCTAACCCATACGGTATTATTCCGTATGTATATCGTTACAGTGGATTGGGTCGGTACAACGCTGACGGTAACCCTAAACATCTAGCGGTGGGGATACTTCACAGCATACAAGGCGAGTTAGAAGCCGAGATAGAGATTAAGACGGCTATGCGAGCGGCGTGGCAGTACCATGTATTTCCTAGACTGCTGACTACCGATGACCCATCCCAAGTAGCGCAACAGTTCCAAAAAGGGCCGGGTGCTGTCATAAAGCACTCACCGGAACGTCCACCAGAATGGTTAGAGTCCCCACCGCCCAATCAGCACATGATGGAGTTTTTGGCATCAATCGACGAAAGTATACGTCGTACTATTCCTGCGGCTCTCATGGAGCGTCAGGCAGATGCTGGAATTCACCAAGCAATGCTTATAGGGCAGGCGCTCAAGATTATTAGCCCTGTCAAGAAAGCATTAAACTCGATGGGTACTGAAATACTGAATAAGCTAAGCCATCTAATGGGATGGTTTGAACTATCAATGTCTGTGCAAGGCCCAAGGCAAGGCACATCTGATAGAATGATTAGAGCCAAAGACTTTAGTCATCATCAGTTTGAAGTAACCTTTGAGGCTACAGACCCAAGCGAAGATGATAGAAGGATGTTAAGCGCACTGGCTGTCAAACGAGAGCCGGGCTTAATCTCACGTTCTACATATCGAGAAAGATTCCTCAAAGGCGTCATACCTAATGGCGAAGAAGAGGAAGAGAAGATTATGGCTGAGCAAGTCATTGACCAATTGGTAGGAAGTGGTATAATGGTACAGGAAGTTATGGCGCAGATGCAGGCTATGCAACAGCAAGAGACTCAGCAACAGTCAGTTGATGGGCTTGCCGGGCAACTATCAGACAGGGCTCGTGGAGCCGCTGATACTGTTGGGGCTAGAGAGCAGGGCTTAGAAGCCCTGATGGGTGGTGGCGGAGGCGGCAGAGTACCAGTCGCATTAGAAAATGAAGGAATAGCTAACGCAGGGGTATAATGGAAAGAGATATTACAGGCCGAGCAGTACAGCAAAGTGCTAAGATAGTACAGCGTGTGATGGATAGAATCCAGCAGAAAGTACCCTTGGGGCCGAGCCAAGTAAAGATGAGTAGAGAGGAATTAAAGGTAGAGATGTCACGTATGCGAGGGGAGCCCATGATGAGGCTCGCTGAAATACTTGGCGACGACGAAGTAATGAATATATTGCGAGGTAGATAATGTATAATAATCCCCTAATAACTATACCTCGACTGCAACATTCTGGCAACGATAATTGGGAACACCATAGGGGTATGGGTATTGCTGCGATTACACAGAAGGTAATGCCAATAAAAGCTGGGTTCCAAGTATGGACTTCAGGGGGCAAACCGATTTAGGTGAAGATAGTTATCAGCTATCTACAGCTACTAAATCAAAGCCATATATAGCTCCTGATGCAATTTCTAGTGCTACTGACTATACTGATAGTACTGCTATAGAAGGCTCTATGTATAACTATCCTAAAGACCAGAAGTATAATACTACTGGAGTTAATGGTGCTCTTTCGGATACTACTGGAGTATCTCAAGACGAAGGAAATAATATCAATGTTCCTAGTATTCCACCAGCAGATAGTTACGACGTTGGTGGACAAAGTTTTGACCTAGAAAGTGCCTATGCCGCAGGGAAAGGCGCTGATAAGTTACGAGAAGACTTTGCAGGCGATAAAGTAGGCACAGAGTTTCAAGGGGAGCAACCCGGCGAAGACTTAATCATGCCAGACGATAAAAGATTTACAAAGCCAGTCTCTAAAATAGGCCCAGATGCTAAAACTGCCGATGTTATACCTCCGTTCTTAGATTACGAAAATAGGGGTGCATTTGTTTCTGACCAGTTTGGTGGTTGGGATGAGGCTAGGTGGCAACAAGAGTTTGCAATATATTCTATGGGACGAGATGCTGAAACTGGTACTGGTAGTGTAGAGGGTATACCAAATAAAGATAAATACAGTGAAAGGTGGTCTTTACGTGGAGAGCTATTCCACGGTGCTACTAACGATACACCCTACGACCTTATGCAAGCCATTAGGAACTTTGAAGCCTCTGGAGAAGTAACTATAGAAGCTGAAAGGGCAATGTCTGTATTTTCCACACGAAATCTTATAGAACATATTTCAACTAGTGGGATAGGTGAGTCTTTTAGAGACCTAGCTGTCAGAAAAGAAGTAATATATACTGACCTTAAAAACCAAGGCGCTTCGGACGAGTTTATTAAGAAGTATTTTGGTATAGACATTACTAACAAAATGCGTGATGACTATTCAAATATAACTAAAGATACTGCTGTAGCTACTGGCCCTGTCTCTATGGATACACAGGTTCGGGCATATACACAGAATATCAATAAGTCTATAGCGGCACTTAATGCAGGCGGTCTGGGTACTAGCCAGACAGATGACCTTATATCGCAACTATCCCAAGAAGTAAAAGTACCTGACGGCTACGAGGTTGTTCGTGATGAGACAGGCCAGCCATCAGTTAAGTGGATTGGTAAACTCACTGGCAAATCTCAAACTATTGGCGAAGGTGATTTGATGCAGACTATCGCCCAACGAGATATGACTCAGGGACGATTATCTGGTACGGACGAGCAGGCACTAAACAATGCACTACAAACTCGTGAGCAGGGCCAAGTCGCTATACAAAACTATATCCAAGGCAAACTCGGATTAAGTATTGACAAAGAAAGGGCGCAGATAGTAAGTGAGGAATTTACTCAAAGTCTGAACCTTGAGACAGAAAAACTTACACTTAGCCGAGACCAGTTTGTATCTAATGAGGCATTATCTAAGGCTTCATTAACAGGTGTATTTGAAGATAAGCCTACAATTAGCGCCCAAGAGTTAATGGCTAAGTTGACTGGTCAAGTTGCGACTGGAGGTACTGAAAGCCGGTTAGATGAGTCAACAGGTAGGTGGGTAGATTCTCCTATAATGGCTGACACTATCGAGATGCGCAGGTTACGAGCCGAATTAATAGGTCAGTTTGAAGGTGCTAATACTATAACCAGAGACCAGTTTGAAGCCGCAGTATTTGGTAGGATTGGCAACAATGATACATTTGCTAGGGAGCAATGGGCGGCTGAAGAAGCTAGAAAGAGGAACGAGGCACTTCTGGCGGCAGGTAAAGTAGTAATGGGGAACTTCATTACTATGGAAGAAGTTATCGACCCCGAAACTGGCAAGACAATAACTGTGAAGACACCGGCGAAAACAATTCTTGACTCATTAGAGAAACAACGATTAATATTAGACAATCGCCTAGCAGACGCACAAATTAATGGTCTTAGAAGTATTAGTGTTCCAATACTCGATGAAGATGGTAATGAAACTGGGCAGACAGAAATAAGAAGTGTTAGTTATATAGAGAGTCAGCGTCTAGTTATTGACCAAGCAAGGCTTGACCATCTGATGGCTATGGAAGCCGCCGCTCAACGTGGTATGATGGTAGTTCAAGAGGAAGGTGAGGAAGGTGAGATGGTTGATGTTGAGGTAGAGACTATTGCTGGTAGAAAGATGACTCTGGAAGAGAGGCAGTTCAAAGCCCAGATGGAGGCGCTAGCAGGGTATATTACAACCTATGATGCGGAAGGAAACGTCACAGGTAAGGCAGATACGCTAGAGTCTGTAAATGTGCAGGGGCAGTTAGCAAAAGGATTACAAGATATAAAACTCGGTGTTGACGCACATGAGCGTTCCGGGCACATGAGCGTTCCGGGCTTGAGCAGATGGGTGGGCCTACTGATTCGCCAGAAGGCGTAGCGTATGCTAGGAAACAGCAGGAAATGCGGAGGACGTATATAGATACTCTAAACTCTGCGCTGTCAAGTGTTACTATGGAAAATACTGGAGGGCTTGAAACCGCACTGTCTATGGCACTACCGCCATCCCCGGCTGGAATGGTTTGGGATAGTCAGGGCGGCGTATTTAGATTAAGGTCTGGTTTTGAAGGACGAGATATAGACCCCTATACCCAACGAGAGTTGGAGGCTGTAGCCCCAATACTAAGGGCACGAGATAGGGCTGAAAGAGTATTGATGAAACTTCAAGAAGATAAATTTGATTTTGAGCAGGCTCAAAGAATAGCTGACGACCAGCAAATCAGATTAACAAACGCTCTAAATAATGGTGATATAGAGACAGCGGAGGAAGCGGCTTACTTAAAGTCACAAGCTGAAACTAAACTAATTGAACAGCAAACTAAGAATGAGAAATATGCTATGTTATTCCAGTTATTACAGAATCCTGTAGCACTTGGAATGGCAAGACATTATGGTGTATTACAGCAAATTGAAACAGACCTTGGTATAAAACTACCGCATGTTCCTACTATTGAAGGAGATGGTAGCGTAATACCTAACCATAGTGATTGGATTGCTATGACTCCAGAGATACAAGGTCTCACGATGACCATGTGGCAAACTGCAACAGGCGGCTCTCCACAAACATTCATGCAACTTGTAGACCAAACGAAGCCAGCAGACTATAACCCAGTAGAATACAGTATTTACGGAGGATAAATGGCTATACCTTACGGAGGATAAATGGCTATACCCTTACCCAGAATACCGCAACCAGCCAAGATAGTTTTACCTACTAATATACTAAGACAGGGTAAATCAGCATATCTTGCTGATAGAGGGCAACGTCTTGCACATATGGGGGCCGAGTTTGGAGAGCAGGCTGGTGAGCAGTATATACGAGAAGAGATAGAAGAAGATGTAAACCAGCGAGATGGCTGGCAGAATCTCTCTGATGAAATGCGTCGTGTCAAACAGCGTTCAGAAATGGGTATGGGCGCAAAGTTTATGGAGAAGTTAGGGCCATTACTTGCACCATTAGAACCTCTTAAATATCTAGACATACCTATCGAGTTGGCGGCAGAAGC